TAAATGGACGGGAGAGCATTATACTCATCTGTCCATAAATTTTATTGACAATACCACACAATGTGTGGTATATTTTTTATGAAAGGAGCGAACACTTTGACTATTACAGAAATGAGAAATTACATAGGAGTCTCCAGAGCAGAGTTTTCAAGGCGATACAGAATACCTCTTCGTACACTCGAGTCATGGGAAGCAGGAGTTCGAACTCCGCCAGAATATGTTCTGGATTTATTAGAAGAGTCTGTTAGAAGAACTGACATTATAGAAGTAGCATTTGTATATGATACGCTTTTACAAAACGGTAAAATTCATCCATGGTCCAAAGCTAACGATCAATATGGACCAGATCAAGCAACGTATAAAACTGTGCTAAACATAGTTGATAGGTTCCGCGAAAGGTATCATAATTGTGAATGGGAAGACGAAGATATGGATTATATTGATGCGATAGAAAGTTTTTCTTCAGATTTTTTAATAAAGACATTAGGAAGGGGAAAGATTCGTGAGTAGAGGAAGTGGCACTGGATATATTCCAGATAAAAGTAATTTAATGTCGAGCACTTTGACGATGTTAGATTTTTTTAAAGACGGTGAAAAAGCTTTCTCTAACTTTTCAGCTTTTTTAGAAGCGAATTATGATATAAGGTCTTCAAACACTGTCAGAATGACCTTCGCCACGTTATGTAAGTGGAAGTTATTGTATGAGGTAGATTTCAAAACTTATGCACTCACAGATGCAGGTGCCGACCTGTTAAAAACACATTCTGAAATTTCATTGGGTAGACAAATACAAAACAGTACACTTTATTTTGGAGAAATTTTGCAAGAATTAGAAACAGAGGTGCTAACTGGATCAGCACTAAAACAGGCGGCAAACCAGAAATACAGTATGTCGTTCAAGTCGAGCAGCGACTTATCATGTCGTACTCAGTATTTGCTTGGATTGAGCTTTATTGAGAGAAGCTCAAAGAGATATAGAATAACTTCACAAGGAAGAGATTTCTTGCAGTTATTAAAAGAAGAAGGTTTACTATCAGAATGTATTAATAAAAAGCCATATAAAGAACTAGAATTAAACAATCACATTAACCTTGAGTTGCCTAACAGCTTTTTGAAAAAGTGTCAAAAACAAAAGTTATTGCCGGAGTTCGTATTACATGAACTTATGGCATATTACGCAGATAACGAACTAAGTCTTGGTATTCAAGTCAATAAAAAAAGGAGATAGATCATCCGATCATATCCCCTGATTCATCACGCATGTGCCATTCCATATCAGGATCCTTTACATCGGCTATGGTTCCGAATACTTCACAATCCTGATTACATTCATCTTTCATGCAGGTACAAGCCATTTTTACCTTTTTAAAGTGCCCAGGTATCCCTTCATACTTTACACGCCACAATCCATTGTAGTGGAGTAGTTTGCAGAAGCCTGGTTCATATTCGTATCTTTTCATTTGTATTCACCTTTCTGAGAGAGTATAATAACACATATATAAACCTTGAACAATAGGAGACATATATGAAACAGATAGACAAAATCAAAAAAGATATAGCTGAAATTATGGAACCGTTTGAACTGGCAGGATATCTTGATGGCATAGCTACAGCTGCGGCAATATACTGTAAGAAAGAATATCCAGATGAAGTGATATTTAAGGATGGAAAATTGAAAGGAATTACTGTTTGTGGGATGAGTTGTTATTTAGAAAGTGAGGTTTAATAAAATGTTTTTAAGAAATCCGAAAGTTGGAGTAATTGTAGAACATTTTGGGAATAAAAAAGATTATAAATATAAGTTAACAAAAGATAAACCAATATTAGTCCCAGCTGGTACAGAAGTTGTACCAGTATATTTTATTAGTGATAAATTTGAGATATTCGACAACTCGCAAGATGAGCTATTACAGCCAACAGGTAATTTTTGGATTACTACAGAAACAATAGATCCTTATCATATAGTTCTTGATATATTTTAAAGTAAAAAAATGGGTAGCCAAGTATAATGCTTGACTACCCATAAATTATAGTACACTGTCTTTTGTATATCTGACTTCCAGAGATTCAATATCCGGAAGTAATTTCTCATGATAAATATCATTTCCGCCGGCCTTTTCATAAAGCTTTCCCATCTCTAGGAATGTCTTTAATCCATCCGGTGTGATATATCCTTGTGCCATAAAGTCTCTATGCATTTTCCAGAGAGAACTTCTAAATGATGCTACAGTACACTCATCTTGATTAATTATAAAGTTCTGCATCAAAGTTGTAAGATCAGTAAGTTGTGTGCTTAGAGTATTTTGATTTGTTCTCAGATCATCTCTGATATTAATGGACTGATCATGATAATTATGCTGAGACTGCTCAAAATCAGCAATTTTCTGTTCCATATCAGACAACTTCTTCTCTAAAGCTTTCTTCTGTAGAGATGCTTTTGTTTCGAGACCAAGCGCATCAAGAAGTTTATCCCATCCAGCTTTTAAAGCTATAACAAGCATTGCACAAAGAAGTAAAGATATGATCACATTGATCTCACCAAACTCATGGATTTTCTGTATCTGTTCTATTCCCATGACGTACCTCCTTATGCCTTAATGATATATTTGGCTGATACATAGCCAACATATTCTTTTTTAGTGATTGATACTTTGTACCATCTGTCACCTTTAGTATCTTTTGTAACTCCGAGGACATTAATAAGATTGTCTTTATTTAACATCGGATACTCTGGAAGTAACGGATGTTCAGTACCGGGTTTTTTGCGAACATTCAATTTACTTGCAGTTACTTTTCCTACAAATGGATATTTTTTTGTAGTTGTTGCAGCAGGAGTATTAGGATTTTTAATGTTAGATTTTTCTACATACCCTATATATTTTGCAGCGATACGAACCTGATATCTTGTACCAGATTCACCGATGATATCCACAAGATTACCTGCATTAAGTTTAGGATATGTACTTAACTTAGAAGCTCCTGTAGCGCCTGAGAATACATCTGTTCCATTAGCTGTACAAGAACCTACCCATGCAGTATAAGATGGCTGTACAGGTGCAGGAGATGATGTAGAAGAGGTGTTAGAAGTTAAGATGGATGTGACAATAGAATAGTCTGGACGACAAAACTTTGTCCCAGGGAGATTTGAATTATAATAACTCTTAGCATAAACTCCACCACCATTTGGAACAATAGAAGAGCCTCCTGAAGTGTTACCTTCAATAGTATAAAATTTATCTCCTTCGACTTTTGTTACTAATCCAGTATGAGCAAATGTACCATTACGATAGAAGATTACAATGTCTCCTCGCTGTGGATTTGCATACTTTGTGAAGAGATTTCCAAGAGTAGGACAGTATACATAAGGCCAATGTTTAAGGAGTTTTTTAGCTACATCAAGACCGAATGTTTTCATCATGCACCAACTCACAAACGCTGCACACCAAGCCTGTGCCTGATACTGAGGATATACGTCTCTCCAGTATTTAGTGTAGTTATTGTAACCTGCATTTGCAGTTTTATCATCAAGCTGAGAATTAGATTTCTTCTCTAAATATCCAACCTCATTTTCAGCGCAAGCAATAAGAGCATCAATAGCTTTATCTTTATTCATAGTATCACTTCCTTGTGTAGTTGTTGGTTTGGGAGAGTCTGTAGAAGTAGTAGAAGATTTAGAATAGTCTTTATAGAATACACTTCGATCGGTTTTTGTTGGAATACCAGGAATGGTTGCCTTACTAGAGTATTGCCATCCAATAACACCAGTAGAAGCAGGAACTCTTAATCTTTCCTGTAATTCACCGGTATCATTATTAGGATATCTTGCTGTCCATACATCGTACTTTTTAGCACCTTCTGGTAGTTGATACTGATACCAAGAATAACCACAGTAAATACCAAATTTATATCCAGCTTTGACAATAATAGCTCTAAATGCTTCAATCATTTTCATCATTAAACTGTCAGATAAATTCTCCTGACATTTATCCTCTATATCAAGAAACACAGGATAATCCAGTTTTCTTTTATTCAATGTTTTAATAACTACATTTGCTTCATTTTTAATTTGAGCAATAGTAGTAGCATAGCTGTATTTATAGACTCCAACAGGAATTTTATTCTCAATACAGCCTTTATAATTAGGTTCGAATGTGCTATCAACAATATTTCCTTTTTCTGTAATTCTTAGGATAGCGAAGCCCATTCCATAACTAGCAACAGTTTTCCAGTCGATGTTTCCATTCCATCTGGAAACATCAATTCCTTTAATTTCTGCCATAATATCAAGCCTCCTTTTAGTCAATAAAAAAGAGAGGCTTTTAATCCTCTCTTTCAAGTTCTTTCAACATATTAAGTTCTGATTCAGAAATAATCTCAAGCGCCCATTCATCTGGCACATAGTTTTTCATTCGCTTACTCATATTATTTTTTCTATAATATTTATTCCAGAAATACAGATTCCCAAGAGCACGAGCTTTATGCATAACACATATATAAGTAGCTTTTGAGTCAGGAGTACCATTCACTTGATAATCATAACCAGAACAATTAGAACATCCTGCAGCTATAGGACAATAGAAACATTCATCTGTACTCTGTGTCCTTCTATCTATTTTTGCCATACAATTAATTCTGCATTTATAACATTCTGTGCATCCTATACCATTATCTACATCACCAATAGAGTACGGTTCTTGCTCTCCATTAAGAGAAGATTCCATATATCTGATACATGGAAATATGCGACCTTGAGGATCGCAAGCAATCATTGAATTACCAACGCCTCCACACCAACTTTGTAAATCATCAGGATCTTTAGGCTGAAAGAAGTCTTCATTATAAAGGGAACAGAAGAAATCACGTTCAAAATCAAAATTCTGTTCCAAGAAATAATCAGATATACGTTTCATTTGATCATAAAGAACAGTTGCATGTACAGGTGTCCAACCCTTTTCATATACACAATTGGCATTGATTTCATCATATCCAAGATCGACCATATGCTTAATAGCATCGTATAGAAAGCTGATATTGCCCGGAGCAATTGTGATCTTGCTTCCCATATGATTTCCACGTTTCATCCAATCTGACGCAGCATCGACAGCTATGTCATAACTTGGACCACCATCTGGAAAAACTCGACAGGAATCATGTAATTCTTTATTCCCATCAATAGTAACTGAGAAAGATAATCTATTGGCCCACTTACGAAGAAATGCTTGTACTTTTTCGTCTCTGTATAAAACACCATTTGAACAAATAGAGAACATAGTTTTCATGGCCCAAGGATGATCCAACTCTATGAGTTTATCCATAATATAAGTACAGATTTGATCTATAAGCTCTATCTCAAGAAAGGGTTCTCCTCCAATGAAATCTACAACCAATCCAGGAGATTTCTCTGGATTGATATAAGATTTAAAACCTTTTTCACCTGATACAACTAAATCAAAGAATTTCTTAGCTGTTTCAAACGACATTCGATTTTTTCCTTTGTGTCCTTGGTAACAATATAGACACGCAAGGTTGCAATCATCAGTTACTTGAAAAGTGATACTCTGTGTTAATATTCTTTGTCCGTCATCGGTTTTTACCTTCTTAGATGGATAAAGTCTAGCTATCTGGTCCGAATATTGTTCTGTCCTTTTCATGCTATTCCCTCTAATTCTGGAATCTCACAATTACATTTAATAGTAATAGTCATTTCGTCAGAATTATTTGGAATAATCCAACTATACTGATGACCTTCGAGGTATTCTGGGATGTATTCCTTTGCCATCTCATTTGCAAGAGCAGCATACTTTCTCTGTAATTCTGCACCACGTTTATTGTAAGACATAAGAGTATCTCCATTGATGAGTTCTAAATCGCTTGGATGTGATTCAATAACTCTCTGTACAATGTCTTTTACGAAGTTTAATTCAAAATTAACTCTTTCAAGCTCTGTAGCTTTTTCTTTATCAACCTTTACGATTATTTTTCTCATATCCTTATATTCCTTTCATTCTTAATTATTTATCAGAAGCTGTTTCCGTTTTTTCTTTAGTTTCTTCTTTAGTTTTTTCTGTTGTTGTTTCAGTGGTCTCAGTAGGAGCTATGGTTTTATCTGTAGCTAATGAGATATTAATAACACTTCTTTCATTGGAGATTTCTTCTGAAATACTTTCAATTTTCATTCCAGTATAATCTTTCTGGGTATTCCCATAAATAATTTTAAAACCTGTTCTATTTTCATCAGTAATCATATCCTTAATAGTGTTTAAAGATTTATCAGAATTGAAGATAGAAATAGTAGCCACGATATTTCTATTCATATCATTTCCCAACCCATCTTTATATCCTTCATATGAATATGTATCGTTAGCACGAGTAATAATTAGTTCTTGTCCATCTTTTAAAATAAGTTTCATAACAATTCCTCCTGTAATTTAAACATGGACCAAAGCATTACACTTTGATCCATGATCCGTTTTGTTTTACAAATATTTTTCCTGATTTACGGGTGATTCGACAGAAACCATTTCCGGTATGGCCTGTTTCATTTGTTCCATCAGGTGATTTAAATGATTGATTTCCTGCTATAGTTTGCGCATTGGTAAGGTAGTAAGAAGAATTTACATAATTACCACTTGGATAATTAGCAGCAGTAGCTGAAGTGTAAACATATCCTGAACCTCCGCCATTATAGCCTTGGTAGTTAGTGCTGTCACTATAATCAGAACATGCACCACCACCATACCATCCACCTCCACCACCGCCGGAACCATAATTATAATTAGTTCCAGAAGTTGTTGCAGAACCACCTTGACCAAACGAACCATTTGTACCTGCAGCAGTTTGTGTAGCTCCATATCCAGAAGCAGAAGAACCACCAGTAGTTCCACCGCCATATTTTGTTGTAAGCGAATTTTCTGATGATGAACCTCCGCCGCCACCAGCGACAATAACTCTAGCATAAAGATCATTTTTTCCTATACGAACATCGGTTGCACCGCCGCCACCTTGTCCATAACTACTATAATTATAAGTTCTTGAACAACCTTTTCCTCCTCCGTTAAATCCACCAGGTGTTTCACCTGTTGAAGTTGTAGCTTCTGGTTGTCCACCAACATAAATATATAAATCCGTAGAATTTTTAGTTAGAGTTATGGTTCCGACAGAATATCCTCCAGCACCACCATAATAACTACTATATGAACCGCCTTGAGCGCCCCAGCATTCTATAATATATTTTCCTCTTGGAAGTGATATAGCTTGAGCTGTTCCTGTATAAGCAAAATCCATTACAGCATTAGCGCCAGCATCATAAATTTTATTGTTCATTTTCATAAATACTGGAGCTGCTTTTTTAATTTCATTGTTCATTTTACAATGTAGAGTTTTCTTTTTGACATAACAGGTAATCCTACAATAGCCATTATCAGAATGACCAGTTTCTGTAGCACCAGAAGGAGATTTGAAAGATTCATTGCCAGATAAATTAGAAGCATCAGAAAGATAGTAAGATGAATTTAGAAGACAACCTTGAGGATAGTTAGAAGCAGAAGAGGAAGTATAAACGTAACCAGAACCGCCACCGCCACCGCCATCATCATCTCCAGAACCATCAGGATAAGTACCTTGTCCACCGTACCATCCTCCGCCACCGGCTCCACCATAACCTGAAGCGTAATAACATCCAAAACCACCGAAACCAAAACCAGCAGCACAATTAGAAGAAGAGTTTGTGGTGCCTTGTGAATTAATAGCACTTAAAGATGAATATGAAGCAGTTTGAGATCCACCATATCCATATGAACCACATCCAAAATTTCCCCTAGTACCAGATACACCACCTGCATACCCACCACTATAATTAGGACTACCATCAGAACCACCGCCGCCTGCAACGATAACACGGGCGTATAAAGAAGCACTTCCAATACGAATATCAGTAGCGCCACCACCACCTTTATAATTGTATCTATATCCACCACCATTGAAACCTCCGGGATAGATTGAATTTGATGCTGATGTAACAGAATTTCCAGATCCACCGACATATATGTATATAGTAGTTTTTTGAGTCAATGTTAAAGTTCCTGTAGAATAGCCACCTTTTCCACCATAACTAGAATTAGAACGATAACCTCCCTGTGCTCCCCAGCATTCAAGAACATATTTTCCAGGCTCAAGGGTTACAGATTGAGCTTTACCTGTATAAGCAAAATTCAATACACTCTTTTCTGAGTTTCCACCGTACACAGAAGATACAGAACAAACAGCAGTACAATTATTATCACATGAAGCTTCACAAGAAAAGCCGCATGAATTATCACAAGAACCACCACATCCACCTGTACAGGTTCCTTTGCACCCGCCAGTGCAGTCATTGGCGCAAGTGGTAGTGCAAGTAGTATTACAAGTGCCAGAACAACCACCAGAACAGGTAGAATCACAACCATAACAACCAGTATAACAACCGGAATCACAATTTCCTGAGCAATTACTTGAGCAAGATCCACCACAACTGGTGCAGTCGTTGGCACAAGAAGCAGTGCAAGTATGTTCGCAATCATAAGCACAAGTAGCAGTACATGCAGCATTGCAATCATTAGAGCACCTTTGAGCACAGGCGCTTGTACAGTCTCCATCACAGTTGTTCCCACAGCCAGTGCATCCGGTTACACAAGCATTTGTACAAGCTCCGGTACAGTCATTAGCACATTTGGCAGTACAGTCAGAACAAGTACTTCCTGAACCTCCCTTACAAGTTCCATCACAATATCCAGAACATCCACCAGTACAGTTAGTAGAGCAAGAACCACCACAAGAACCACCACATCCACCAGATGATGAATGAGTGCAGTCAGTAGAACAAGAAGTTCCGCATCCATTACTACAAGCCATAAGCCTCACCTTCCTTTCAGTCTTTTATTCATAAGTAATCCAAATATCTCCATTTTTTCCGTCACTAGCTGCAGGTTCCGTTGTTGAAAGATGAATACCTATTTCAGCTAACGACCAACTTACGTTTCCAGATCCATTTACAGATTTACTTGTATTTCCTACAGTAACGGTTCTTGTTGTTCCCCAATTAGCAGTAGTAATATTAGCTGTACCATCAAAATTCGTACCATTAATAGTTCGTGCGGTTTTTAGTTTTTTAGCAGAGCCGCCACTACCTGTTCCGTGAAATATAATCGGCATAGTTAAGCCCTCCTTTTATAAATCTATGTGTTTCCAACCAGAGTTCGTTTTTACGTATAATCCATATTGTGTTGGGTTCAAATTTGTAATTCTGCAGAATCCACTGCCTGTGTGACCAGTTTCTGCTGATCCTGTAGGAGAAGTAAAAGAAGTGTTTCCTGCGATAGTCTGAGCATTTGTGAGATAATGAGTAGAATTTAGTAGACATCCGTTAGGGTAATTTTTAGCTGTAGAAGAGGTATAAACATATCCTGAGCCTCCTCCACCCCAACGTCCATCAGAGTCAGAATCACTGTCATAGGCTCCACCACCGCCATACCAGCCGCCTCCGCCACCACCACAAGAGTAGCCTGAAGCATTTCCGCCTTGACCAAAAGTAGCCTGAGTGCTCGTGCTCCATGTTTTGCCACCTGCAGTTTGTGAGGCACTACCACCACATCTATTTTGACCTATAGTATAAGAACCAGTGGTATCATTGTAATATCCATCTCCACCATATTCTCCACCGCCACAACCACAAGGATTAGCATTGGCACTTGTTACACCAGCTCCGCCGCCACCTCCGGCTACGATAACTCTTGAATATAGAGAATTTTGACCTATACGAACATCTGTAGCTCCTCCACCACCTCTACCAGAAGAAATACCAGTTCCTCCACCATTGAATCCTGCAGCAGTAGAAGAGGAAGATCCAGCCCCACCAACAGATATATAAACAGTAGTTGCTTCAGTAAGAGTAATAGTACCCTTGGAATAACCACCGTATCCGCCTATGTAACTACTGTAAGTTCCTCCTTGGCCACCCCAGCATTCTATTGTATACGTACCTGGTTTTAGAGTTTTAGATTGTACTGAACCTGTATAATTAAAATCCATTATGTTGTTCTTAGCATGAGTAAGATATATTACATCTGATAATTTAGTGATTTTTACATGTCCATTACCAGAATGACCAGTTTCTGTAGAACCAGAAGGAGCAGGGAACGATTGATCTCCGGCAATAGTTTGAGCATTAGAAAGATAATAAGAAGAGTTAAGTAAACAACCATTTGGATAATTTGAAGCAGTGACAGAAGTGTAGACATAACCTGATCCACCACTAGAACCGCCCGTATATCCGGCTCCGCCACCTCCATACCAGCCGCCTCCACCGCCAGAACCGCCTTCTGAAGAACCGGAACCATTGCCACCTATACCAAAAGTGCCAGCTGTGGGCATTATATTGTAAGCTGAAGTATAAGCTATTCCTCCTGCTGTTTGAGTACTATTGTAAGATGAATTATAGTTTGATAAGCCTAATATTCCACCGCCAGCGGCACCTTTAATTGTCCATCCTGTTCCAGAACCGCCGCCTGCAACAATTACTCTTGCATATAATGAATCAGTTCCGATCCTTATATCCGATCCACCGCCACCAGAACCTCCGGAACCACAAGTATAATTTGACCCACCGCCGTTAAATCCACCATTAACAGTAGAATAGCTACCGGTATTTGATTTAGTTTGTCCTTTTCCACCAGAATATATATATACTTTTTGTGTTTTACTTAATGTAATGGTGCCAACACTATATCCACCAAGACCACCAACTGCATTTATATTAGAATTACCATTAGATGATCCATTCCCACCTTGAGCGCCCCAGCATTCAAGTTTATATGTACCAGGAGCCAATGTAGCAGTTTGAACCGAACCAGTATAATCAAAATTCATAACAGAACCATTATAATTAGCAGATCCAACGCCGTACATTTTGTTATTATTTAATTTGAAATAAAAAGCAGTAGCCTTTTTCATTGAATTGTTTATTCTGGTATATAGCGCCGTATTCTTGCATTCAATAACAGTAATTCGACAATAGCCGTTCCCAGAGTGCCCTGTCTCAGATGAACCTGTGGGAGATGTAAAAGAAGTGTTACCTGCTATGGTTTTAGCAGCAGATAAGTAATAAGAAGAGTTTAATAAACAACCTGACGGGTAATTAGAGGCTGTAGCAGAAGTATAAACGTAACCAGATCCTCCAGGAGAGCCAGATGTGTCACTTCCACTGCTACCGGTAGCTGGAGTTGTTTGACCACCGGCTGGATAAGCACCATACCATCCACCGCCACCACCTCCACCATCATAGGAAGTATGACCACCGATTCCAAAATATCCACTTGGAGCAGTTTGACTACCAGGTGTTCCAGAACCTGAAGTTCCGCCAGTTTCACCGCCACCATATCCGCCAGTTTCGTTGTCTTCACCGCCACCTCCGCCACCTCCAGCTACGATAACACGAGCATACAATGAATCGGTACCAATACGGATATCGGATGATCCACCGCCACCACCAGCACCTTCGCTTGTGCTGGAAGCCCAAGATGAACCACCATTAGGAAATCCACCATCTGCTTTACCGTTGCCACTTATGCTACCAACTCCACCAGTATAAATATATATAAGTGTTTTTTGGTTTAGTGTAATAGTTCCAGCGGAGTATCCACCTTTTCCGCCCATACCAACCTCTATTCCTGAATTAGAAGAACTGTATCCTCCTTGAGCACCCCAACACTCCAACTTATATGTACCTTTAGGAAGTGTTACAGTTTGGACAGTACCAGTATAATCAAAGTTTAAAATATCACCAGTTTTAATATTACTCATCGCCATACACCACCCACATATCACCAGGTTTACCATCAGTTGTCTTAGGTTCTTCAGTAGAGAATGTCACATTTCTCAACTGAGATTTCATAATATCTGACTGATAAGCAGTTACAGCTCCATTAACGACCGG